AGTTACCTCTTACCCAGACTTTCTACTCTAATTGGGAGATTACCTGTGATGGCGAGCATACCTAGGATTCGTGAATTCGACGACACTCGTACCCGGAATTTGGTCGTTGGTCTCGAAGAGATCAAAGACTTTACTCCCGGATCGACGAAGCCCGTGCTGTCCAGCAAAATCTTTGCTGATCAGTCTTCCGGTATTCGGAAAGTGTCTATCGATGAGAACCATGGCCGACCTCCGTATAGAACGGGTGGCGGTTTATTCCTCTACGAGTCCAGATATGCCACGTACCCACAGGGAGTCGGTGCCCCTATAGTAGGCAGGCGGTTACCTGATGGTGCCTATGGCACCTTTACCCAGGTCCCGTCGACTAACTACAGGCGAGTTTATTCGGGGAACGTTATCCCGACACTGAGCTCACTGCCGTCGTATTGTATCTCTCTCGGTTCGGAAAGTATCCGGAAAGAGACGGACTACGACGCGAATGTTAATCCCGATGATCTTTCAACCCTCGGGGCCCATGCTTGGAATAAGCTTAGGCCAAAAGTTGAGAAAACAAATCTTCTTCAGGATCTTTACGAGCTGAAGGATGCTCCGGGCATGCTCAAGTCAACGTCGAAGGGCTTCCACGATCTGTGGAAGTCCGTTGGCGGGAACTCGAATATGTCCGCACAGGCTCTGAAGCGCCTATACGGTGCCGAAGCGCATTGGAAGATGCTGCCGAAAGCAGCAGCAGAGCAGTTTCTCAACGTCTCCTTTGGATGGAGACCGTTTGTCGGTTCGATCGTTAAAACCTGTGATGCTGTCCTTAACATGGAACAGCATATCGCGAATTTAGTTCGCGGTAATGACAGGTGGATCAACCGGCGATTCGCCGAGGATCAGGTTGTGTCCGAGAGTATTGTTTATGGAAGCTACGGTACCAGCACACCATTAGTCAGCCCTGTGTTTGGGATTGACTATGTGTTACCATTCTCGTGCCTGTTTGAGGTACGGAGGCAGCGCATGACGCGCGTGTGGTACGAAGGCTCCTTTAAATACTATCGGCCGCAGTTTGATGCAGGTCTTCAGAGTGGCTATCCGACTCTGAGGAAATTGCGACAGATGGCCACAGTTTTGGGCCTTGATCTGAACGCAACAACTGTGTATAGAGTAACCCCGTGGACCTGGTTAGTTGACTGGTTTGTCAACGTCGGTGAAAACATCCAATCCTTTGAGGATATGGCCACCGATTCAGTTGCCGCGAGGTACGCCTACATCATGCGCGAGGCCTATGACCGGTTTGAATATCGTGTTCAATTCAAGTCACAGACGGGCCAGGTTGTGGAAGCCAAGTGGTACCACTCCAGCTCAGTCAAGCGCAGGATTCCGGCTGAAAGTCCTTTTGGTTTTACCCTGTTAGGTGGTGGATTGTCCGCCTTTCAGCTTTCAATCATGGCCGCTCTGAAGCTCTCTGGCTCCAGTGTCGGCCACGGCCGCTAGGGTGTGTTCCAATTCTTATGGGCTTGGGATGTCCATGAGTACACTCTAGTTTACCTCCCTGAAAACTCTAGGAAGGTCAACCAAATGTTTGCAGACCCACAGGTCGTCACGATTAATACAGTCGCAAATTCGATGCCGCGCGTTATGACGGGGAATCTTACCTCGTCATATTCGCTCGCGGATCGCACATTGCAACTCAACATTTCTTCACAAATCACGAACGCCGGTCGTGTCCGACACACCGTCGAACTCGTGAAGAAGAAAGTGGCCGCTGATCCTGTCACTGCTATCAATGACACGGTTCAGACGACCTATCGTTTCATCATCGATCGGGAAGGCTACGGCTTTACTGTAACCGATGTGCAGAACGATGTTGCAGGCTTGGTCGCCTGGTTATCGTCAGCAAACGTCGCCAAGCTCTACGGCACTGAGTCGTAGAGTCAGGATGACGCCCGCTTTGCTCCAGATCTTTGAGCAGTGACCGTCTGTGGACCCCCACGAAGGGTTGTGCAAACGTTAGGCTTGAAGTCCTTCCCCCGTAAGGGGGTGACTTGAAAAGCAACGTAAGTGACCCATTAGAGGTGCTCCACGCTGTCTATCTAGACGCCTGGAGCAAGTGTCCTGCCAATGTCTCCCGTGATTTACGTGACTGGATGACGATCCAGGCACGAGTCAAGAGCGAAGGGTTGTCATTCCTGACAATTACCCTGCCGTCTTATGCGAAGGACTTCGAGAGAAGCCTAGCAGACGGTTTTATTGCGCCAACAGCTTTCGGAAGGTTCCGGAAGTTGGGACGAGGCCCTGTTTTTCTAAGGGGGCTCGTCGCGCAGCTCTTTGACTATGAGACAGGGAGGTTGTATGAAGAAACTTCAACCACCCCCATCCTTGTTGATGCAGTACGGCAAGTTTGCCTACTTTTCAAGAAGGTGGGGCTCCCGTGCACGCGGAAACGCACGCACGAGGCGATTGAGAAGTTCGTTCAAGTTGAGCGAGACTTGGAAGAGTTTAACACCGAGGCAGCGGATGCTGATTATTTTGCAGCTGTTGCCGATGTGCTATGGGGTGATATGCTACGCAGTTTATCTGCTAGCATGTTTATACCACGGCACGGACCCGGTGCTACCGCCGAGCGTGTTTCCGGTAATCGGAAGTACGTATGGCGGCTCTGGCATGAACGTCTCGATGAGTATTTTCCTTTCTTTGACTATGCGTACTCTCTGAGTGCGTTTGTCGAGGGTGAAGGGTTTAACCCGTCATCAGGGAAGGTTAGGGTCATTGAGGACGTAACGTTCGCCAGTCGAGACGATGAGTTGCCCGTGAGGGTGATCACCGTTCCGAAGACTCTCAAGTCCCCACGGATCATTGCCATTGAGCCTGCATGCATGCAATATGCACAGCAGGCTGTTCAGTCAGTCCTTTACGACTCGATTGAATCGTATTGGTTGACTAGAGGTCATGTGAATTTTCGTGACCAACGGATCAATCAGCGCTTGGCTCTGCAAGCTTCGCGAGACGGTCGGTTAGCAACGATCGATTTGAGCGATGCCTCGGATAGAGTTCCTCTGTCCCTGGTCCGTTCGATGTTTCGAACAAACCCTGATCTTTGGGGTGCGATTGAGGCATGTCGTAGCGAGCGTGCGAAGCTTCCGGACGGCCGAATTTTGGGGCCGTTAAGAAAATTCGCATCTATGGGTTCTGCTCTCTGTTTTCCAGTCGAAGCGATGTTCTTCTACACTACTTGTGTAGTCGCTCGGCTGAAAGGCAGTAACCTTCCAATAACCAGACGTAACGTGTACAAAGTTACGCGTGACGTTTACGTTTACGGGGACGATATTCTCGTTCCCGTCGACGAGGCAGGTATGATCATCAGCCACCTACAGCAGAACAACTGTAAGGTGAATGACTCCAAAACTTTCCTTTCCGGAAAATTTCGGGAGAGTTGTGGGGTAGACGCATATGCTGGAGTTGAAGTCACTCCGATTTATCTTCGGCATATGCATCCCGATGGTCGGCACCAAGCTAACGAGCTAATTTCTTGGGTCGCCACGGCGAACCACTTCGTAAAGAAGGGGTATTTCCGTGCCGCCTCACACATGTTTGAAGTGTGTGAGGGTCTGTTGGGCGCACTGCCCGACGTACCCGAGGATAGCCCATGCTTAGGACGAGTATCTTTTCCGGGGTTCCACTTGCCCAAGAGAAGGGTGAATGGTCAAATCCAGACCTTTGAACATCTGGTCTGGACCCCGTCCATAGTCTACTGCAGTGACCATGTAGACGGATACTCAGCTCTCGCGAAGTGTCTTTTAAGGCTCGAACATAGTGATGACGAGCCCGTAGACGCTTCGTTGTTCCGAGCGTTGCTGGTGCGCGCGGCTTGGGAGAACGGTTCTCCACTAGACCCTGAGGGGCCTTTTGGTGGATCTCCTGTCTCCTGGCCTCGCAGTTCCGCCAGTGACCCTCGTCACTTAGAGAGAACTGCACGGCGCGGCGCCGTTACACT